TGACGCGGCGACCAGGCACGTTCTGAACGCATTGAAGGATATCAGGCAGCTTATGGGGCTGGACGCCCCCCAGAGGTTGGAGCATAGCGGGCCGGAAGGCGGCCCTATCCAGCAACAGGTGGTTACACTGGACTTTGGTGACGTTACCGCAGCATTACAAGTCCTGGCAGATGCGGGGGCAATCCGGGTGGACCCCAATGGACACGGCCTTAACGGCTCCGTGGACGCCATACATCCCCCACAGGCCGACCGCTAAGCAGTTAGCCTTCGGTCTGCTGAATACGCCCGAGGCCTTATACGGCGGCGCCGCGGGCGGCGGGAAGTCAGACGCCCTCCTGATGGCTGCCCTCCAGTACGTCCACGTCCCCGGCTACGCCTGCCTGCTGCTGCGCCGGTCCTACACGGACCTATCCCTGCCCGGTGCCTTGATGGAACGGGCCAAAGAATGGTTGATGCCTACCGATGCCAGGTGGCGTGACACGGAGAAGACGTGGCGATTCCCCTCTGGCGCCACGATGACGTTCGGTTACCTGGAACGCCTGGGGAATGAGTACCGCTACCAGTCCTCCGAGTTCCAGTTCATCGCCTTCGATGAGCTTACCCAGTTCCATGAGTCCCAATACCGTTATATGTTCAGCCGCCTCCGACGCCTGGAGAACGTGCCAGTTCCTTTACGGATGCGGGCCGCGTCCAATCCTGGCGGCCTGGGTCATGAATGGGTCAGGCAGAGGTTCATCGATAAGGCCGAAGACGACGAGGACCGTATCTTCATACCGGCGAACCTGGACGACAACCCGTACCTGGACCGTGAGTCTTATATCCAGAGCTTGATGCAACTGGATCCCCTCACCCGCCAGCAACTATTGCAAGGCGATTGGTCGGCACGCCAGGCCGGGAGCTTGTTCAAACGGGAATGGTTCGGTATCGTGGAGGAGTTGCCGGTGGTCGTGAACCGGTCTATCCGCTTCTGGGACTTGGCAGCTACCCCCTTGCGGCCCGGTACGGACCCAGACTATACAGCCGGGGTACGGGTGGATTACGGCGCGGATGGCCTTTACTATGTGGTGGATGTCCAGAGGATGAGGGGAACACCAGCCGAGGTTGAGGCACGGGTCCGGCAGACGGCGGCGATGGACGGGGCCGGAACGCAGATAGTCATCGAACAGGAACCAGGGGCGTCAGGGGTGAATACGATCCACCACTATGTGACCAGGATATTGCCTGACTACACGGTCAGGGGCCAGCGGTCTACCGGCTCCAAGGTGGAACGGGCAGGGCCGGTCAGCAGCCAGGCCGAGGTCGGGAACGTGCGGTTGTTCCGCGGCCCGTGGCTCAGCCCGTTCCTTGACGAGGTGGAGGCGTTCCCCCTGGGTTCCCATGACGACCAGGTCGACGCGATGGCTGGTGCCTTCATGCGGTTACGCGGCACCTATTCCCCCGAGCCGCTGGTCCATCAGCTAATCGGCGCGGCCCGGATAGACCCCGCCAGGAACCCGCTGGGGTTAGATCCTAATAACCCGCTTTATTGGGATATAGACCGCCCACGATAATAGATCCGGTGTCGTGAGCCTATAACCGCGTCACCACGGGCCGTTTTAAGGCCTCTTGAATAAGCCGGGAGTATATTAGGCTAGCCGAGCCTGGGAAAACGGCAGAGGAGCCCAAGATGGTCCTGATGAGTATGAACGGCCTGGACCCGGTCACCGAATCCATGATGAGATGGATCCAACAGCAAGCCGACGACCGGCGAGCGGATTACGAACTGGCCCGCCGGTATTACAACGGCGATCACGATACTGCGTTGACCGACCGTCTGAAGAAGTTCCTCCCACCCAGGCTGTCCTTCCGGGACAACTTCATGGATGTGGTGGTGGATACCCTGGCGGAACGGATGAACGTGATCGGCTTCGATATCGAGGACGAGGACATCCACGACTGGGCCTGGAACCTGTGGAACCTGAATAGGATGGACTATACCCAGGGGGTCGTCCATACCGAGGCTATCATGCTGGGCGATTCCTACATCCTGTGCGACTGGGACCAGGAGAATGAGCGGCCGCGTTGGACGCATCAGCTTGCCGAGATGATAATCCCCCACTACTCCGAAGACAGCAGACGGATAGATTGGGCTTCCAAGAAGTGGGTCCAGCGGCCCCGCTTGGGGGAAGAACCCGAAACAAGGTTGAACCTGTACTTCCCGGACCGTGTAGAGAAGTACGTTGCGAAGGGTGGGGTATGGGGCCACTACCAGGACGACCAGGATGAGGTCTGGCCTGCTCCCTGGCTGGATAAGAGCGGGCAGCCTCTGGGCGTACCCTTCATCCACTTCAGGAATAGGCCGATGGGCTCCGACTTCGGTATATCCGAGATCCTTAACGTCATGCCCATGCAGGACCTGTTGAACAAGACCCTTATCGACCTGACCATGATCCTTGACACCTTAGCCTTCCCCCAACGCTATACGTTGAATGTGAACCACGGTTCCTCACGCCTGGACATCCTGCCAGGGAGCGTGACGGAGTTCCACTCCGAATACGATGGGGGCCAGGTCGGGCAGTGGAGCGCGGCGAACGTGGATGGTCCGTTGAAGGCTATCGAGTCCCTGGTCCAGCACATAGCCGGAACTACCCGGACGCCGCAGCACTTGTTCCAGATCATGGGAGGCTCGCCCAGCGGGGAAGCCCTGAAGACCGCCGAGTCCGGTCTGGTACAGAAGGCCAAGCAGCGGATGATATCCTTCGGCAACGCCTGGGAGGACTGTATCCTGATGTCCCTCCGTATACAGGAAGCCTTCGGGTCTTCCGTCGGGGATGTAAGGGAGGTAGCTCCGTCGACGACCTGGGGCGACCCGGAAACCCGGAACGAGCAGGCCCACCTTGAAAGCCTCAAAGCCAAGGCCGAGCTCGGGATATCCAAGCACCAGATATGGAGAGAACTGGGCTATACCCAGGAGCAGATAGACCAGATGGATATCGACGGCGCTACCGAACGGCAAGGGGAAACCAATATAGGCGCCGAGATCCTGAGGAACTTCCAGGCCGGAGAGTTGTAACGTGCCCGGACCGTCTGGAGCACAGGAATCGGTTGAGGGGTTTCGGAAACTACTTGAAGCCCAGGATGCCAGGGCCTCGGCCCAGGTGGTCCGTGCCTATGCGCCGGTCTACCGGCAGCTTCAACGTGATACCCAGGCCCTGGTCAAGATAGCCCAGGCGCAAGGCCTCAAACCCTGGCAGGCCATGCGGATGCAGCGGATGAAAGACCTGGAGAAACAGTTCCTGGCTAGCGCGTCACGTTTCTCCAAAGCCGCAGGGGATACGGTCACAGCTTCCCAGCGTGCGGCGGTCGGCCTGGGCCGTCGTGGTGCCCGCCAGGCGGTAGCCGCTGGATTGCCTCGTGGGGTCACCATGGAGAACCTGGCGAATATCGGCCTGGAGTGGAACCGCCTACCGGAGGAGGCTTTCACCAACTTCGTGGGGATCTCCGGTGACGGCCAACCGATAGGGGACTTACTGGCGCCGCTTGGCCCGGAGGCCGCGGCCCCGATCAAGGATGCGATAGGGAACGGGATAGCTCTGGGCAAGAGTCCAAGAGAAACCGCCCAGCTGATGCGGGTCGCCGCCGGGATACCGCTATCCAGGGCTCTACTCATAGCCCGGACGGAAACCAACAGGGCTTTCCGAGAGTCCACACGGTTGCAATACGCCAACAACTCCCAGGTAGTCACGGGTTACAGGCGTATGGCTACCAAAGACGATACCACGTGCATGGCCTGCATCGCCCTGGATGGTACTCTCTACAAACTTGACGAACCATTGAACGAACACCCCAACGGGCGTTGCGCCATGGTCCCGGAAACCATCAGCTATCGGGACCTGGGCCTGGATGTGGAGATGCCGCCCCAGCCGGAGAACGGGCAGAGCTGGTTCATGGGCCAGGGGAAGGCGGTCCAGCGAAAGATGCTCGGCCCTTCCCGGTTCAGGGCGTACCAGACGGGCGACCTTGACCTGGCAGACCTGGTGGAGATCAGGAGCAGCCCGATATGGGGTGACGCGGCAGGCGTGGCATCCCTCAGGAATACACTGGTCAAGGCAGCGGGTAAGAAGCAGCCGGTCCCGCTAACCAAATGGATAGAGATCCACGACAAAGCCGCCCTGTCGTCTAAGATATCGAAGGCGGCGAAGAAGGCCGGGATACCCGAGCCGCCTGCGTTTATCCCGGCCCCTAAAAGACCACCCACGCCACGCAAACCCAAACAGGTGAAGCCTGAGCCTGGCCGGTATTCGCAAGTATCCGAAGACCTGATGGAACTGGACTTACCCGAAAGCGATGATATCGTAGGCACTGGGATAGTAAACCAGAACCGCCAAAAATTAGGGGCTACAGTAGAAGGGGAGGAGATTAACCAAGCTGTGGGCCACTGGTCGAACTCCTTCAATACGGACCCCTTCCGTGAGGGCGCCGAGCTATGGATACAAGGTAGACGAGCCGGGATCGACGCAAGTGGTGTCTTTAACCCCACATATGAAAGCGGTGCAAAGCTGATGGAAGCCGTAATATCAGCCCCACAAACGAAACAGGTCATGCACCGGGGTATCAGGGTCCCGCTAGGTCGTATCCCAACAGCTACCAGGGACGAGGTTATTCAGTTGAAGAAGATAGCAAAAACAAAAAAAATAGGAGAGCTCGAAGAACAATATAAGAGAGGCACGATATTCGATAATAGTATATCCAGTTATTCAAGGATCCCGGCGAAGGCAGCCGAATTTTCTGGAAAAGGCCTAGATCCGGATAATGTATCTGTTATATTCAATGTACAACCAGGGGCGCGTGGATTAAATATTGAGCCTATTAGTTCCTATATCGGTGAAGCAGAAACGATCATTGCCGGAAGGTATGAAGTGTTAGGAACGCAGCGTATACAACAGGTCCTTGGGGAAACCTTACATGTAGAGGTCAGGCAAATCGAATCATTCGTTAGGACGGTGAAATAATGACGACTCCAGGCTTTATATCAGGGGATGAATATACGGACCCAGGCCCGGAGATCAACGCACATTTTTCTCAAAGCAATGCGGAGCTTAGGGCACTCGTAGCGAAGGAACGGGAGGAAGCCCTGGCCGCGGAAGCAGCGGAGGCCGTTGAAGAAACGGAGGAAGCGGAATGATCGCCCAGTGGATAACCGGGGAGTCCAGGCCGGTGGTCCGTTATAGGAACGGGGTGGTCTGGTGCCCGTTCTGCGACCGTAGTATGCAAGATACCAGTACGCCCTTGATATGTGGCGGCTGTAACGCGGCCTTCAAGGAAGACGCGCCGGAGGTGACCGAACCACCGACTCCCCGCCGCCGCCGCCAGACGGAACAGGACCCGCCCACGGATGTAGAGCCCACTGACTCCGAGCCGGAATAGCTTATGCGATGCTACCGGTGCGAGTCTGAAGACCTGGTCCTGGCAGCCTTGTGGCCCCAGGACCGCAAGACTTATGCCTATATAGACATCGTGATGAGGATCTGCCGAAACTGCGGCTTGGAACAGAACCACATGGGGGACGACGAACCGATGGACCCTGCCAGGGCCGCGGAGGAAGCGCCGGACCACCACATGGGAGGACGATATGCCTAACAAGGCGAATGGTAAAATGGTCAACCGAAGATTGGGGCTGGCTCCCAAGGGAAGGGTGAAGCCGGGGCCACCCAAAGATGGACGGTTGAAGAACAACAAGGGCGATAAATATTCCAAGTGATTGTATAGTTTGGCACATTGTAATCCGCTTTCATGCCATCCTACAATGGAATCTACCGCAACCCTGCGGGTATAAGTAGGGGGAT